AGCTGGTATAGTTGTAAGTAACACTGGTACAAGTACAACAGGTAGGACTGTAGGTGGTACACAAGTCACGATAAATAATATACCTTCTAACTTTCATAGTTCTACTATAGCTGCTGGCATACGTTTTATCGTAACATCAACTGGTAGTGGACAGATATACAACTACCACAAAGCTACACTTGCAGAAAGCGATCTAGTAAGTCTTAGTGGAGACATCAATGATTTCAACGAAAGATATAGAGTTGGCTCGTCGAATCCTACAAGTAGTCTTGATAGTGGTGATTTATTCTTTAATACAGCTACAGGTAAGTTACTTGTATATAACGGGACTACAAGTGCGTGGGAAGTAACCCAATCAGTAGGTAGCTTTTTCATAAACACATTATCTAGTTCATCTAGCACAGGAGGAGGAAGTGCAACATTTAATGGGTCAGCTTACAGATTTACTCTTAGCAACGCCGGTCAGTTTGCACAGCAACACCTTGTTAGCATCAATGGAGTCATTCAGAAACCTAACAGCGGAACCAGCCAACCAAGTGAGGGTTTTGCAATTTCTAGTTCTGATATTATATTTTCTGCCGCCCCTGCTAGTGGTGCTGATTTCTTCATCATCACGATCGGATCGACAGTAAGTATTGGTACGCCAAGTGCTGGTACAGTAGGTACTACAGAGTTAGCAAACGGTGGTGTAACAACAGCTAAGATACAAGACGATGCAGTTACAGCAGATAAACTTGCAAACTCTATTAATACAGAGATAGCGGCTAACACGGCTAAAACAACCAACGCTACTCACACAGGCGACGTTACAGGTGCTACATCTTTAACAATCGCATCTGGTGCAGTAACTACAGCAAAGATAGCTGATGACGCAGTGACTGCTGACAAGCTCGCTGACACGTCTGTAAGTGCTGGTAGCTATGGTTCAGCCACAGCCATCCCAGCGATTACTGTAGACGCTCAGGGACGTATTACAGCGGCATCTACAAACTCTATCAACACCTCTACTATACCAGTAGCAGATGAGTCAACAGACACAACTTGTTTTCCTGTATTTGTAACTACAGCTACAGGCGACCAAGCACCAAAAACTGGTAGTAATCTAACCTTTAACTCTGCAACAGGAGCTCTAGGTGCGACATCCTACACAGGTGACGGTAGTAGTCTTACAGGTGTAGCATCAACAGTAGCTGACGGATGTATCTATGAAAACTCACAGACTATATCTAACAACTACACAATAACCACAAACAAAAACGCTATGAGTGCAGGGCCGATCACGGTAGCAAGTGGTGCAACATTAACAATACCTTCGGGTAGTACATACACAATAGTATAATTATGGCAATACAAATAAATGGAGACGGTACTATCACAGGTATTTCTGTTGGTGGTTTACCAAACGGTATAGTAGATACCGATATGCTTGCTGCTAATGCAGTAAGTTCTGCAAAATTAGCAAGTGGTGCAGTTACTGCTGGTACTATGCCATCAGGATCTATACTTCAAGTTGTTAATACAAATAAACAAGATTTATGGGGTGTTGATATTACATCAAACAACACAGTAAATGGTATAACAGCTTTAGATACTACAATTACAACACTTTCAGCAAACTCAAAAATCCTAGTAAGTTGTCAGATTTTTGCAGAAGGTAATGCAGATGACCATATTTATGCACTTGGATGGCAAAGAGGTATTGGAGGAACTTTTACAACATTTATGGGTGGTAATGCTGGAGGTACAAACAGACATTCAGTTAACACTATGCAGGCTCTTGGTTATCATGCCAGCGATCAGGATAGTACTCCATCATCAACGTCTATAAGTCCTATGATAGATACACCAAATCAATCTGCTGGAACTGCTATAACTTATAGAGTAGGTTTTACAATCGGTAGTGGTGCTACTAAATATATTCGTGGTAACAGAAGTTTTGGAGATACCAACAGTGCTGATTATGAAAGAGGTGCAAGCTGGATGACAGTTATGGAGATAAAAGCATGACAATAAAATTAAACGGTTCAACAGCTGGTTCAGTCGCTTTAGACGCACCAGCTTCTACAACAGGTAATGCTGACATAATATTTAAGTTGCCTGTAGCTGACGGTAGTAATGGTCAAGCTATTAAAACTGATGGTTCCGGTAATTTAAGTTTTGGTACTGCTGGTAATCCAAATACTATGCAAGTACTAGAAGAGTTCTGCACTCCCTGTGATGGTTCAGTTATAACTTTATCAGACGGAAATCATACTTTAACTGGACCTACGGGTAGTTATGATGTTACTAATACATTTACTGATATTGCTGGTTCAAGTTTTACATATACACCTCCTACAGGTACAAAACAAGTTGCCTACGATTTTAGATTTACTGTTTCTGATGACGGTGGTTATGGACCAATATTAAGTTTTAAATTAATGTTAGATAGTGATGAGGTAACTAAATACAGAAGAAGTGTAAGATTTGCGAGCAATGTTGAAGATGAGTATTCTGTAAGATGGTCATTTAATATTGGTGGTTCTGCTGATACTACTGTTGGAAGGGTTGCAAGCTGGACATCTAATAAAACAATAAAGGTAATGGTAAATAGGTATAGCAGTAATTATCCGGGAGTACTTCACGAAACAAATCATTGGGATGCTGGTGGTAGTAGTGATATGTTTAATGCTCCTACATTATCTATTAAAGCTATAGGATCAGTATAATGAGCACAATAAAAGTAGACGGAATCCGTTCCAATTCCGCATCAAGCGATGCCATAACTTTGGCAAGCGATGGAACGTGTACTGCGAATATTACTAATAATTTAAGTAATAGAAATAAGATAATCAACGGTGGAATGAGAATCAATCAAAGGCAAGGAGATGCTGTTACTGCCTTTACATCAAACTCTGTACCTTCAGTAGATAGATACCATTGTAATATGAGTACTGATGGCGGTGCAAATATACAACGATCAGCAGATTATCCAGCTGGATCTGGAACTAATAACTCTTTATTGCTTACAGTTACCTCTGCTGATTCAAGTCTTGCTTCTAATCAATATATGTATCTTAGACAGATCATAGAGGGAAATAATATGGTTGATGCGGCTTATGGACTATCAGCTGCAAAAACCTGTACTTTATCCTTTTGGGTAAAGTGTTCAGTTACAGGAACTTTTGGTGGTTCTGTTTGGAATAGTGCTTTTAATAGATCATATCCATATAATTATACGATCAACTCTGCTAATACTTGGGAGAAAAAAGTAATAGTAATTCCCGGCGATACAAGTGGAACTTGGCTTACCGATAATGGTAGAGGACTAAGTGTTGGCTGGTCTTTTGGAATTGGTAGTAACTATGTGGGAACAGCAAATCAATGGAATGGATCTGGTCTTTTAGCACCTACAAGTCATGTAAATATGCTCGCAACTAATGGTGCAACTTGGCGTATCACAGCAGTTCAATTTGAAATAGGAGACTATGCCACAGATTTTGAACACAGATCGTATGGTCAGGAGCTTGCTTTATGTCAGAGATATTTTTATGGTTTTAGGCCACCAAGTACACTGTGGCGAGATGGTTATAGTGATACAGGAATATATGTTAAAGGAGAAGTACTCTTTCCTGTAACAATGAGAGCCCAACCAACTGTTACATTAGGTGGTACAATGAGTCATTCTAATAATGAGACTAATGATGTTGCTTCCGAAACACCGTCAACATGGATTACTGGAGCAGCTTCTATTGTTCGTTCTGCATCAACTGGAAGAACTTACAGTTTTTGGAGTTCTTTTAGTAGTCAAGGATATGGATTTACTTTTTCTGCGGAGCTTTAAATTATGGACAGAATAATTACATCAGCAAAATATATTAAATCACCAAAAAATCCAGACGGTACGGGGGGTGAAAATGATAGATTACTATGTGAGATAGATGGAGTAAAAATGGGAGTACCAATAGATAAAGATAATATTGACTATCAATCAATTCTAGAATGGATAGCTGCCGGTAATACACCAGAGGAGGCTGACTAATGGCATTAACACAAGTAAGCACCGGCGGTATCAAAGACGGTCAGGTGCATACAGCTGATCTGGCAGATGGTCAGGTTACAGTTGGTAAACTACACGCCGATGCTCTTGATCGTACCTACACACTAGGAGCAAGCGGTACAGATCACTATACATTTACAGGAGAGGGCTTGACCGGGGCGGTCAATGACCCTACCTTGTATCTAACACGTCGTAAAACATATAGATTCGTAAACGGTAACAGTGCA